AAAAGCACTATCTGTGTCTTTGATACGCATTTCGCCACCATCGTTGTGCGAAATAACTAATCTGTTACTTGCGTCTACACTTGCTTGAATGTTTGTAAAACCATGTGCGTTAATTGCGTTAGCAAACAAGTCAGCATCTGCTGTAGCACCTGTTGCTACGAATGATAAAGCTACACCTGAATCTAAAGCCGCTTGTCCTACTTTACTTTCCGCTAGTGTAAAGTTATATGTTCCTGCCGCAAATGTACTTGCCGTAATAGCACTTGAAGTAATAGTAGTAGATCCTGATACGTTTCTAGCAAAAATAGTAAAATCAAATTCTTCATTTTCTGCTAGTGTTGTATGTGCTTGAATGTATGTAGCACCTACAGCAAGATTTATACCACCACCTGCTTTATCTAAATTGAATAAAGCCGCTTCGTGTGTTTTGTAAACTGGAGCAGATTGATCTACCCAAAGTTTAGTTGTAGTATTGTATACTTTAACTTTGTAATTAGCACCCAAGTTAGCATCTGTAGTTTTAAACCAAACAGAACCTGAAGGTCTTGTTTTTGTGTCTGCAGTCTTGAACGCTGGAACAGCCGTATGCGGAGCAATTTCTAACGCAGGAGCATAGTAAGTTCCTGCTGTGATACCTAAGTCAGCTAACAATGTACCAGTTTGTCCAGCCGCAATGGAAATGGCACCATCGTCGTCTGTTGAACCGTCAGTTGTTGAGCTTCCGTCACTGTAGATATTAAGTTTGCCGTCTACACTTTTTGCTGATACACCTGTAATTGCCGCTCCGGTAATTGCTAGTACCATTGCCGCAACATCTGTACCTGAAAGTGTTACAGTAGTTCCGTTAATTATTATTGTTTGTCCATTAGTTAATGTTGGATTAGCTGTTGCCCCTTCAATTGTTGGCCAGCTCTTTACCCAATCAGATGAACCAACTTTTACCCAAGCACCGTCAGTATTTTTGTAGTACACTTTGTTGCTTGTAGTTGTAGTTACAACAGCGTAGTCGCCTACCTGTCCTACTGAACCTTTTGGTATTCCTGTATTGGATTCACCTACTAAATTTGATTTTGAAGTAATTACTGTTGGAACTTTGTTGGTAAATGACTGTCCACCTGTTACAGTTACAGCATTTCCGTTCCATTCAAAAATTCCATATTTTGTTAAAGCAGTATCAAACCAGAATGTTCCGTTTGCTGGAGCCGCCGCCGGAGCAGAAGCACTTGGCGTAATCTCATTTAGGTCTATGTCTGCTCTTGTAACAAAAGCTCTGTTTGCTACACCTAAGAAAGAATAAGCCGCTTGTAAACCGTATTCGTTTAATTCGCCGCCGTTTATAGGGTTATTATTGTTATCTGTTTCAAAGACTGGATCTCCGAACTTATCAGATAAGTCTCTTTGTGATGTAATTAGTTGTGGTATTCCAGCGTTTGCTTTAGTAGTTCCACTGGCTGTACCTGTCCCTGCCGCGTTTGTTTTATCCTGTCTAGATGCAACAAACACCATAGGAGTCATTCCCGGTTCAGCTGGGGTGTAAAAACTTTCGTCTATAACACTAACATTTACACCTGGTGATATTAATGATGCCATTTTGTTCTCCTGTATATCAACTGTTGTATGTATTTAGTCATCTTTATAAAAATATACCAAGAAATAACATAATAAAAGGGGGCAAAAAGGGATGGTAAATACGTTATGCGTCCTTTATGTCTATATTGTAATAAACGTCCAGCCGCGGTTAACTACAAGAAGGCTGGCAAAACATATTATAGGAAACAATGTGAGTCATGTCTACATAATGGCAAAGGACATGGAATACCCACCTGGTACAAATCTGGATATAGAATGAAAAATGAATGTGACAAGTGTGGCTTTAAAGGCCATCCTGAACAGTTTAATGTTTACCATATTGATGGTAAATTAACTAATACACATTATAGTAATTTAAAAACAATTTGTGCTAATTGCCAGAGGCTTTTACAGAAGAAAGACGTAAAGTGGAAGCAAGGCGACCTCGTACCTGATTTTTAAGATCATCAATAGTACCTTCATTGTAAATATTATGTTCAAATGCTACTTTAGCCCAACGCCATTCGCTAGGATGTACGTCTGTTGGTTCTATGTCTAAATCAACATATTGCCTAAACCATAGTGGATCAGGACCGCGTTTCACACACCACACTTTACCACCCATAGCTTGAATTATCTCTGCTTCGTTATTAAATCTTACATCAGGAATAACAAAATTTTTATCAGGATTTTCTAGTATTTTTTTGCGAACAAAACTTACCCAGACACCGTCAAAAAATCCATTACGCATACAATCTGTGCCAAACTCCTGTAACACTAATCTAGGCGTAATTCTACGCCCTGTTTCTTTTGTCCAAAAATCATCTTCTTGTTCACGCCAGGATCTACTTTCAGGAGTTTCTCCTTCTAGCATCTGTCTATCCCAGTCAAACATTGTAGACACAGCATCTTTCAGCTTGTCAGCAAAACTTATTTTTACAAATTTGTGATCATCTACAAGGATATCAGCGACAGTACCTTTACCACTTCCAATGAGTCCACATAAACCAATTATCATAGTGAATCCTTACGTAATAGTAGTTATTGTAACTGAAAAGTTTTAGATTGTCAAGTGGAATTTAACCAATTGTAAAGCTATATCCTGCGCCGCCGCCTACTTGTGTTGCTACTTCTGCTTCTAGCTTTTCAATTTCTGATTGTGCTTCTGTTTTTAAAGCATCGCCGTTCATAGAAGATCCGCCCTGTGGTCCAGCAATGGTAGCAAATTTGCTTCTTGCTTCTCCAAGCATGTACTTACACTTTGCGAGTGTATAATCTTTTATCCACTGTTGGGCTAGATAATCATCTAGCAATTCAAAGTCTGGTCTATAATTGTAAACATAAAGAAGTATTTCTTCGTCTGCTCTTGGACGTTGTAATATGGTTATTTTCTTAGTAACAGTATTCCATTTAAATTCTATAAATGATCCAAACATTCTTCCTACCAATTCTTGGTATCCAGCAAAAGCATTGTAAGTTGCTAATCCGCCCATATTAGAACTTGCCAGTAAGTAGGTATTAGTGTATGCTAAATTAAAAGGTTCAAACAATGTGCCTCCGTCGCCGCCTCCTGATCTACTTCCTATGCTTCTACGAAATACTTGTCTAACTTCCATTACTTCCTGTGGTAAAGTATAATCATTTTGATCTATAACAAGCGGTAAAAACATGTATGATTCTTCTACTGAATTATCTGATCGTTGTCTAAATTTAGATAAAGCCGCATTAAGAGCAGTTTCGTAATGATCTGGATCTAATTCAACATCTATCATGCCTCCGCCTAAATTAAGCTCGACATATTTGAAAACTTCTTGTTTTTTACTTTTTAAATTAGTTGGCATATTCGTTCCTTGCTACAGTATTTATGCTCTGATAAATAGTTATGTTATGCCAAGACTCAGTTTATATAAACCCGAAAAGGGAAAAGATTATCAGTTTTTAGACAAGAATATTGAAGAGATGTTCACTATAGGTGGTACAGACGTATTTGTACACAAGTATCTAGGCCCTAAAAATCCAGCTGAAGGAGAAGCTACAGCAGGTACTCCTACATACGATGCTGTCAAAGAAACCAACATTCAAGATATGATTTTCCTAGAAAATAGAGATAGGAAATATGATCCAAATGTTTATACAATTAGAGGCATCTATAATGTTGCTGATATAGACTTTGACTTATCCCAATTTGGATTATTTTTATCCCAAGATATAGTGTTTATGACAGTTCCTATAAATTATACTGTAAAAGCACTAGGTAGAAAAATAATGTCAGGAGATGTGATAGAGCTTCCGCACTTGAAGGATCCACACGCATTAAATGATTTTGATCTAGCATTAAAAAGATTCTATGTAGTCGAAGATGTAAACAGAGCCAGCGAAGGATTTACACAAACTTGGTATCCACATCTTTATAGATTAAAATTAAAACAGATTGTTGATTCACAGGAATACAAAGACATACTTGATGCTAAAGCAGAAGAAGGCAGTGACAAAACATTAAGAGATTTGCTGTCAACGTACAATACAGAAAAAGAAATTAATGATGCTGTTGTAAAACAAGCAGAAGCAGATTCAGGAAAATCAGGTTACGAAACAAGTCATTTATACACTCTACAAGTAGATGAAAGAGGCGTTACAGAACTTGTTACAACAGATACAAGCACATTAGATGCCAGCACACAGAATGAATTAGCAGATAGAATACATCAAACCCCAGAAAGAGAAGGGTACGAAGGTTATCTCATAGGAGATGGTATAGCACCAAACGGAGAAGCATTTGGTAGCGGAATAGGTTTTCCAACTGGTAGTGTTACTGGAGATTACTTTTTACGGACAGATTTATTTCCTAACAGATTATTTAGATATGACGGGCAAAGGTGGGTCAAAATGGAAGACAATATTAGAGTTAACCTAAGCAATACTGATTCTAAACAAACACAAAGAACATCGTTTGTTAATAACACAGCTACTTCTAGCATAGGCGGCGAGACTGTAAAAGAAAGACAGAGCCTAGCAGATGCTTTAAAAGCCAAACCGGATAACGAATAATGCAACATTTTTATGATGGACAAATTAGAAGATATATTACTCAGCTTATAAGACTGTTTAGTAATTTTAAGTACAAAGACGGCGAAGGCAGAGAAGTACAAGTGCCTGTGATGTATGGGGATATGACACGTCAGGTTGCTAATATCATAAGAGATAACAGTGAAAATAAAATACCTTCTGCTCCTAGAATGGCAGTCTACATTACTTCATTAGAACAGGATAGAACTAGGACAGCAGATTCTAGTTATGTTAGTAAGGTCCATATAAGAGAAAGAGCTTATGATAACAGTGAACGAGTTTTCGTATAATTTAACTGGCGATGTATCAAATACTGTGCGTGCATATTATTGGTTTGAATGGGTCGTAGAATATACAAAAGTGTGTAAGAAACAAAAACAGATATGTCGTATTCAAAAGAGAGACATAGATACTATTGATGAGAAATATCTTACCAATCCAATTTGGTTAATTTGGGAAGCTATTCAACAAGAATCTAGTAAAAGAGGGGGAATACACTCAAAGATAGTTGATAGTCTCTTTTCTATCTTCATCTTGAGATATAGTGATACTATGAATACAAAACGAAAATTTATTGTGTATTACGCTATTTCTATACTTACTACCAATATTGTATTTAGTGAATACGAGATTTTGAAAGATAAAAAAATACTCACCTGTGTTCTTGGTCAGTCAGACAAAATATTTATCCAAGTTAAGGAAAAATGGGCGTCTATTCAAAAAGAAAAGATGACTACTGATGACCTTGGTAGTGAGAATACTATTATTTCCTCCTCTAAGCCTGTGACAAAATCTCAAGAAAAATTAAAGATACTTAACATCTTTGAAACTGGCTTTGTGCCACACATATGATTTTCTTATAATATGTGCATTTGTGTGTAATTTAATTGAACAAGGTGTATGTTGACAATAATAATATATTTGAATTTATATAATAGACAGTTATGAATA